TCTACACCAGCACTTACTGATGTGTTTGTAACTTCAGTACCAGCAGATGCTCCTGCTGATGCTCCGGCGTTATCGTTACCTACCGATTTGTTTACTTCTGTCATTATATATCCAATTTTTTATTAAGCGTTTTAAAATCCTTTTTTCTCATCACCGTCTTTGCGATTGCTTTGTTTGCCTGCTTCATAAATGGAATGTTGATGTTTGTTCTATCATCTACTGCCACTACTGAATTGTATTTCTCAAGGAACTCAACGAACTCTTTCTTGTGTTTGGCTAATCTCTTGAAGAACCCAATCAATTCAGCGTTTGAGATTTCCTTACCATTACGAGGGTCGTTCAATCTATCAAAGAAGTGTTTGTCGGTTAGGACTATATCTACCGGATTGAGTTGTTTGTCTGCGAATTGGTCAATCTTCTGAAGGTCTCCCATTGGGATTTCGTTGATTGGTAGTTTACTCCAATCTTTACCTTTGGTGAAAGTTCTTGGTTTCTTAATAGTTCCTAAATGATGTTTATCGTAATACACCTCAATGTAGTCAACACCCTTACCACTTTTGAATAATTTATCAGCTGCGGCATTTACGATGTTTTTTTCAAACCCATTGTTTGCTCTTGGAAGGTACATATCAACCTCTTTACCATTCTTATCATATCCAATCGCATCAAATCTAACACCACCGAATTCGCTGAGTGTTGATTCATCCAATATTCTATACTTTAGAAGTGGTTTACCATTGATTGTGATGTCACCCTTTTCGTTTTTACCGATTGACTTCACTACAATTCTCTTGTTCTTGAACTTACCACCAAGAATTGTATCACCTACTGAAATGGGAATGTTGATGTCCTCAAATTGTAGGACTGCCATATTCTCGGAGATTTTTGCACCCATATACTTTTTGTATAAGTACATCAAGAATGGAACGAGCTCTCTAACCATCTTCTTCTTCTCATCCTGCATCTCTTTTGATACCTTTACAGGTTCAGTTGCAGTAGGTGGGTGATGGATGGCTTTAATGGCCTGTCTCTCAATTCCTCGTTTTGTTTTGATGATTGGCATATGACTTCCTATTACTTACCCTGACCTCTATACTTCTTCTTGTAATTCTTTGAACGCTTACTATTAGATGTGTTGTTCTTTGAATGAACCCCGGGTCTTGTTTTTTTGTTGGTTTCGATTGCACCAGCACCTGATAACTTTGCCATTTCGTATCTCCTTTAAAATTGTGATGATAGTAACTCTTCAATTTCTTCTTGGATTTCTTTTGCAGTAACATCCAACTCCAACATAATGTTGGCTTTCCAAGTTTTATGTTTATTTCCATTATGAAACAATATAATGGTTGGTACTGTTCTAATTTTCCATTTGTCTTTTAGTTCAGGATATTTTTCAATATCAACTCTATAATATTTACAATCTTCAATCTCATCCCAATCTGCGAATGGTTTAGCAAATTTTGCATCAAACTCAACAATCACAACACCAGTATTAATTGCTCGATTCAATGTTTCGGGTGATAAGCTTTTTGGTAAAGATTGGCCAAATGATGTGGTAACCCAAAGTAAAGATAATATGACTAACAACTTTTTCATCGTGATTCAAACAATCGGTCTTCGATTTTATCTAATTGTTCTTTAATATCTTCAACATCATCTTGCGTATCCATAATGGTCTGGCGTACTAATTCATCCTTGAGTTCGTATTCGGTTCTACTAATAACTGGTACTGGAAGTTCTTTTGCTTCTTGAATGTCATCTTGAAGAGCATACCACATACCTACAACAGTAGCAATACCTACTCCAATACCAATTAATGTTTTAATCGATACATTAAATCCTGTGTCTTCGTTTAATTCTTTTGCCATTTTATTTAAACTGATAATTAAGTCCAGCTTTTACACTGTAAAGTTCCCTATCCCAAAATCTTTGGTTTGATACTTCTAAATAGATTCCAAGTTTCTTTGTTAACCACACTCCGGATACTAACCCTATTTGATAATCAACCCAATATCCGTTATCTACTCCATAGAAGTAGTCTGGATTACCATAAATATGTAAATTATATGGAAGAACACTTCCCCAAACGTGTACCCACAATTCTTCCGTTCTATGATAGAAGTCCAGCCCAATTACAGGCGTAAATGTTCCAAGTATACCAATAGAATCTAACATCATACTATTAAAGTCACCTGCAATCTCATCCCACTTTAATCTTCTAAACTCCCAGTCAGAAAGAGCGATGGTATCACCACCATCGTTCATCCAATGGTATTCTGTGTATGAAGTACCATCATTATATTCTACATCTACTGAATAGTCTTGGTATCCTGCCTCGTATGCAAGTGCCAACCAAGAACCCCCATCATCTAAATAAAATTTAATTGGAGCAATTCCGTAGTACATATGGTCACGGAAGTTTACACCAAATGATAAATTAAACTTACTACCAATTGATTGTCTATATCTTACATCAGCAGCGGAATAGTTCAAATTTACAAATGTGTTATCAAAGCGTTCTACCTTTACAATATGGTGTTTACCCAAATGTCTTAAAAAGTAATTGTTGTTTACATATGTTTGCCCAATTTGTCGTGCTAACTCACTATGAAACAAATACTCCCAACCACTAACTGCGCCTATGTTAGTTGAAGTTGAAATGTTTTTTTCAGTACCATCGTAAAAAATGGATGGTCTATTTTCATATTTAAATCTAGCAATCTTACGAATACCCAATGAATAATTGTAATTATATTCATTCTGATTTTGAATTGGTTGGGGCTGTATTGTCCAATCCCGTGGAATAAACCAATCACCATATGGGTCTTGTACCGGCTGATTTATGATAGCCGTTCCATATATCGTTGAATACTTAAAAAAATCTTTAATTTGCGCTGATGTTGTAACCGTAACTAACATCGTGACCAATAACAATAACCTTCTCATATTAATAACTCCTATTATATAAGTATTAGTGAAGAGCATCTTCAATCGCTCTTTTTACAGCAATTGAGAATTCTGTTTGTTCAAATGGTAAATTTTCATCTTGCAATTGAAGTAAAGTTGCTGCTACATTCATTTTAGCAGTTCCCACTCCAACCGATTCTTTACCATCTTTGGTTACGGTCACAGTTACAAATGTCTTTTTTTGTTTGAATTCAAAAGGGCCAACACGAATACCTTGAGTTGGTGCTTTGATTTCATTTACTACCACATAGATTGGTGAACCACCAGGACAAAGAGGTGCTTCTTGACCTACGATTTCTTCGGTGATTTGTCTTACACCAAAAGTAAACTTTTCTTCAGGTATATCTTTGATTGATGCTAAAGATAATACTGAAGCTACGAAATAACATGCGATTGGATTCATTGTATCTTCTCCCCACTTATAATTGTTTTATGTTTTCCAGTTGCCATTATATAAAACTGATTTTGATTTGAAAATGTTCCACTTTGGGTTGGTGGATATGTACTATAATAATTAGTAGTTGGATTGGATTCTATGGTTGTTTTTTGTGATTGGGTAAATATATAACTCTTATAGTATAGTCCACCATTTAGTAAATCATATCCATATTTGATATCATCCCAATCAAATCCACCAGTATCATCTATATCACAAGTGTAAAAATCCCAATCAGTTAAAAGACTTAATCCAGCCTTTTTATACATTAGGTAATTCATTTCAGCAGTAGTCATAATACTTGGTTCATTACTCACACTAAAAGTAACTCTATAATCCCAATTTGAATTATTAGAGAATGTTACTTGACCTGCTGTATTTGTTATTTTAACTCCTTGTGATTCCCATTGGGTAATTGCTGCTTGAGGTGCATATTCGTATGTTGAACCTGCTCCGTTAAATCCTGCCAAGTTTCTACCCGTTGGAGTTGCTGCTAAAGTACCATTATGGTTTTCCACACCTTGAGTTGCAGTTGGAGTCCAACCTTGTGATGTGATTGTAGTCCATATCTTATTTGTTCCTTCAAACAATACGATTTGATAATCCACCCAAGCATTTCTATTTGAGTAATAGGTTAAGTGGGCACTTACAATCAGTTGTCTATTTGGCGCAGTTCCAACAGTCTGATATCTTATATAATAACCCGATGATGGGTAGAGGTCAGTCCAATATGCTGCAACTACTCCATTTGGATTTGCCGATGATGGAAATGAAGTTGGAGAATATGTTCCTGCGGTATTACCAAATGTTATAAATCCGTTAGTACATATTCTAAATTGTGAAAAGGTTTGTCCGTAGAATTCAAAGTTAAATCCTATGTTGAATGGGCCCACATTACTATCATCACCAACATTAACCGAAGTACCTGCCGTTGATAATGGTGAGTAATTTTGAGAGTAGATAGAATGGTTAGGAACATAATTAACAAAATGTTCTACCTCAATATCAATACTATTAACACTTGCATCACCAATAGGAGTAAGGGTAATGGTTTGAGAATATCCACCAATTGATACCCACAGTATAAAAATAAGATTTAAAATAAACTTTCTCATAACAATATCTTTGTTCCTGTTGAAATCTGAAAGTTTAGAATATCTGCTTTCCATTGGTATGCTCCACCAAATGATAAACTCCACTTAAATGTGTCAGTCAACTTTATATCCAAATTAGCCAATGGTACGAATAACAATCCACTCTTATACCACTGCCCCTCATAATAAAATATGTAAGGAGAATAGATTCCAAGTAACATTACATTACCATTCAAAAACCAATCGTTATTAAAGTTAGTAAATCCACCAGCAATAATTGACCAGTTCTGAAAGTCACTTGTTCCAATCTTACCAAATGTAAGGTTAGTTCCTAACATTGGAGTTACAATCCACAACTTTTGAGTTACCATTGCCGTAGTGGTATTGAAAACATCGGTTTTAAAGTTAGTCATTGTGGAGTTTGAGAATACACCCATAAATCCATTATTCTTATATGAACCATATAGAGTTGAGTTAAGAACATTCTCACCTGTGGTGTAGTTGAAGTTGATACCTTTGATGAAAGTTTGTTTGGTATTAACGTGAGTTAAGGACATATTGAATTTAAAATTATCATTACCCTGTGCTTTGTAGTCACTACCATTTCTGATTACTACAAAGTCACCCGCGCCAATCAATGCACCTCTACCAATCTTTTCTTGTTTAGATTTCTTTTTAGACCCACCGGAGCCACCACCCCCACCATCATCTCCACCTTCAGAGTCACCACCACTTGCTGTGGTTGTATTATCAGTACCACCTACTGCACCTTCAGATGTTCCACTACCACTATCAGTTCCACCAGAGGATACACCACCCCCATCAGTACCACTTACTCCACCAGATGGTTCACCACTTCCACCCGTGCCTCCACCTCCGGAGCCAGAGCTTCCACTTGAACCTCCACTTGAGCCGGATGAACCACTTCCTCCGGTAGAAGACCCACCACTTGAAGAACCAGAAGAACTGCCGGAAGAGCCCCCATTACCACTGTTACCCCCATTAGAAGATGACCCAGAGCTCGACCCACTCGTTCCTCCTGATGTTGAAGAACCTGAAGAATTCCCGCCGTTATTAGTGCCAGTAGAAGAACCACTACCACCAGAGTTGTTAGAATTACCATTTGAACCTCCTGTACTTGTTCCACCTGATGGTGGTGTTATTGTTGTAGATGATGTTTGAGACCCCAACGAAGCCGCAATACCAACGATACTTGATACATTCATTGCTGTATTAGATGCCGTTGATGAATTTGATGATGTAGATGTTTGTGCTCCAGCTCCAGCACAAGGGTTAGAACCCGGTGGGAATTGTGCATTAATAGAAGCGACCCAAGCTTCATATCCACCAGACTGAAGTTGGGTCGCTGTAAATGTTTGCCATTGACCGGCGTAAAAAAGTGTTACCGAACCAAGTGGTTGAGTGATAGTTACAGTATTAGGAATACCAGTACAAGGGTCAGTATAAGTGTATTGGTACGACTGACCAAATGACTTAAACCCTATAAGTAGTAAAACTAATACTAACCACCTTTTACCATCCATATGCTTCCATACGTTTCACGAGGTTCATTGTAGCGACCTCCAATGCACGTTGGGTAGCGATTCCGACTGTTGAGTTATCAAATCCCATTTGTGGGTTTTTGAACATACCTTCACCTACTTGAGTTGCAGTACCTTGTCCACTTGCCACAATATATTGTCCGTTATCAACACTTGTCATTCTAATCTGAATACCCATAATCGTGGTATTGGTCTTCTGAACCTTACCTTTGTTATAATCTTCTCCATAAGAAACTGCAAAGTCGTAGATTTCTGCGTAAACAACATATTTTGGTAGAGCAATACCTTCCATCTTCAATTGTGTTTGCCCATCACCCAAACCATTAAGTTCGGTTTCCCAAGCATCTAACATTTGATTTTGAATGGCTTCTTTTTCTTCAGCGTATGCAAATCTACCAGTAACTTCAAAGTTCTCAATGATACGATTTGATACACCCAAACCAACTCTTTTATCTCTCAACTCTGGGAACATATCCCAAAGTTCTTTGTTTACGTTTAGTTTAGCAAGTTGTACGATTTGCTTTTCACCAGTATAAGGTGCAATGCTATTAAGGGGTTGGTCTGCTTTTTCAAAGTCAGCTTGGTATTGAACTACACCAACTGAAGATGAACATGAGGTGGCGAATCCACCTACGAACAACAATCCAACTACAACAAATAGTAACCCAAGAGGTGCAAAAATCAACTCTAAAATTTCATCTCTTCTTGTTCTCATTTTACTTACCCTCGTTTTGTGCTGCACGTTCCTTCTTCAATCTTGCCATTCTTTCCATTGGAGTTTCTGGCTTCTCTTCTACTACCTCAACTGGTGCTGCAGGAACTTCCTTAACAGTCTCTCTGATGATAGTTCGTGTAGGAGCAGGTGCTGCCTTTTGTTCAGGGATATTGATAATAATCTCTGGACCAGTAACATTAACACTTTGTGAGTTATTGTTCTCAACTGGTGCAACTACTTCCGTTGGTGCTGATGACTCTTCTTCGATTCCTAACATAGAATTAAATTGAGTCATTAGAAATGTTCCTACTCCAGCTACTGCTGTACCGGCAAACCCAATAATACCTTTTTTAAGGTTTGACATTCCTTCTTTGATTTCTTCTTGCATATTAACCTCTTAATATTTTACGATTCTATAAAACTTCTCTCTATCCGGCGTAACCAATCTAACTAAATACATACCTTCTGGTAAGTCAGTCATTCTAAATCCGTGGAATTGGAAACCACGTTCGTAGATAATGTCAGAGTAGTTCATCACTTCTCTACCAAACATATCGTATACCATTGCGTTAAGGGTTGAACCTTCAAGGTCGTTGTGGTGTTCGATGAATACCCAGTTGTCATATGCGTCTGAAGTTGGGTTAGGATATACCTTGAAACCTTGCATCAAATCTAACAAGTCGGCATCAATGTCACGTTTGTTAACTACCGAACCATCGTTTGGTGATGGTTTGATGTTTAAGTCATAAGCGTTCTCATCACCAGCAGCTTTGTTGAAGATTTTCAACGGAGATGTCTGCCATCCGATTGGGTTGATTACATCAAATACAAATGTAAATGTTGTAGTCATATCAGTAATCACACTTGGGTTCATCTTGTCTTCGTGTCCAGCCCAGAATACTGTATTCTCTTGTACACTCAACATAGAAGTCCACTTGGAAGCAGCATCACCCATATTGATTGAGTTAAATCTAAAGATAGATGTATCAAACTCAATACCCATTTGTGCAGCACCAATGTTATTACCAAATGTCATCATTGTAACAGGTACTTCCATAGTCTCATCTGAAGTGATTACCAACTTTGGAATGTGGAATTGGATTGTATCATCAATGTTGTTCATATAGATTGCTGGGTCAAGGATATAATCCGTACCTGTACCTGGGTTGGCCATTTTAGCAATCAATACTGCTGGGTTGTTATAACCCGTAGTGGTAGCATCACCTACTACATAGATGTATGGTTTCAATGAGTCTAATGAATTCACAATCGTATCAATTGTATATACTCTCGGAGTGTTTGCCCAAGTTGGAACTGAAGTTGCTGAATTAGCAGAAGTGAATTCACTTGGCCATAATACTGATACGTTGTATGTGTTAGTAAACAAAGAGTTCCAGTTTGTAGAACCCAATGCTAATCTATTAAACATAGCAAATGCGTCTGAAATAGTGATGTCATCACTTTCGTTGATATCACCTTCGTACAACTCAATACCAGTTAAGGTGTCTTGCATTGAAGCTGCGTTAGCAAGTTTGTATGCATCGACAACTGATAGAGCAGAACCATCGGTCATTGTATCAGTTTGAGCAACTACTCTCAAATGCCAGAAGTTTGTATCAATTGGGTGAACAACTTCCATCAAACCATTTGAGTTTGTAGAGTCAGAAACAATAGCAGTCCAAGACCCTTGAGAGTCACTCTTCAATCTCTTACTTGTTGTAAACCAAACACCTTGTGCGTTTGAACCATCTGCGTTTCTAACTTTGATTGGGAATGTCAATGGGTTCATTTGGAAATTACCACCATAGTTGTACATACCCAATGTTACATCCACACCATTGTCTTTTGTAGCAAGGTTGTTGTAAGATGTCGAACCTGCGATTGCAATTGAGTCAACAACACCTTGATATGTGGTGGTGTGGTATAATCTCAATTTAAACATAGCACCATCGGCCCAATTGAAGTTTGCAGTGTTACCTGTGTAAGATGCGATTACGTTAATGTAATCTGAACTTGCAAAATACGAACCATACTTGTCGATTATCGAAGTAGCCGTTGGCCCCCAATAGATTTCTGGGGTTGTAAAGTTTGTATTGTCGTAAAACAATCTGAACTGAACTGCTTTGATATCATCAGCAGTCGGATTGGCAAAGTGAATGTATACATCAGTATAAGCATTCGGATAGTCTGCCAATGTAAACAAAGTATCCACCAAAATATACGGCGTCGTAGTATTTGGTGGAGTTAAGATTTCGTTTGACCCATTCTGGCCAAATGTGTTAATTGCCGCAAACAAAGTCACGAACAATAGTGATAGTTTTTTCATACTTCTCCTATTTAAAGTTCGTAACTTAATTAACTTTAGATAACCAATAAGTAACTAATTGAAAAAAAGTAGGGTCGCCTGAAAATACATTCAATACTCAATCACCTTAAATTCTAAAATATACGGCGACCCTACTTATGGATTATTCTTCTTCTTTATTCTTACTAAAGATTTTAGTAGCACCATCAATACCAAATGAACCAAGTACGATGATAACGAATGAGTTAAAGATGGTATCTGAAATTACCAAATCTTGACCCAAAATACCCGTAACAACATCAGCGCCAGCAAAGATTGCCATAACTGCGAATGACAAGAAACCAACGATGTTTTTCTCGTTGTAGTCATTGTTGTCTTTAAAAATGTCACTAAATGCCATAAATTTTCTCCTAATATATGAAAACATAACAACTCCGTTTAGTAACTAATTTATATAATATTCTATAATATAAGTAGTTGGTTTATAAACTTACCAACATATCCAACAACTCTTGTTGTGGGAACATATCAAACTTATCTTTACGAGTGTTAGTGTGTGTCCATACACCCTTAACTTTTCCGTAGTATGCATCTTCGTTAAATTCAAATGCGTCAGCACCTTTTTCTTTAACCAATGCAGGAAGACCGGCTCTGATATCAATACCATCTCTTTCAGCGATAAACTCCATCCACAACTTCAATGCCTGAATTTGTTTATCAGAGTATTTGTGCCAAGTTGAGTGACCTCTAAATGGTTTAGCCAAAGTTACGATTTGTGATGGGTCAACAGCAGCACCGGCATATGTCTTACCATCTTTCACATAACCAAAGTTACAAACCTCAACACCAATCGAGTTAACGTGCATCTTTTGTGAACCATTCTTACCCAAGTGGTATCCCCAGTTTCCAGCAGGGAATGCTTGAACCATCTCACCATCATACTTGTCATCGTTACCTTTACAAGAAGGGCCACCCAATACGAATTCGGTTGAGATTGGGCCGTTCTTATCAGCATCCCATTGTTTGATTACGTTGTAAGGGTTGTGCCATCCAGCGGTGTGGTGTAAGAACAACCACTCTGCTTTGATAGGGCCCTTTTTGTACTCATCTTCGGGCATAAAGTATTCTACAATTTCCAAACCATTTTTAGTTGTATATGGTTTCTTTGTGTATAGACCACTTGCAGATTCTGGATTTGCTTCTGAAGAAGCGCCATCGGTATCCAACAATCCCATTTTACCTAAAGTTCCTTTACCAACTAAACCATCAGCATCCAAACCATTGGCTGCCTGCCATTTCTTAACTGCTTCAGCAGTTCCTTTTCCAAAGATACCATCGGCTGCAACACCAACTACTTCTTGTACATCTTTTACGAGGTCTCCTCGTGAACCAACTTTTAGTAACATCTACTAACTCCTTTTTTTGCGTCCGGCACAATGTGCTTTTTGACTGAATCCTTTTGGATTGTTACAATCAATGGACTTTTTATACTTTTCAGACCACTTCTCATCAACTGATTTGATGAGTCGTTCCATAGCTTGTTCTAACTTGTTTGGAAGGTTCTTGTGTTTAGTTCCTGCGAAATCTTTAACATCACTTTTCTTCATAGATTTGGCTGCATCTTTGACATCTTGAGAGACATCCGAAGGTTTTACATCACCCTTTTTCAGAGCGTAAACCAATCCCATAAACTTTTGCTGTGCTTTAGATTTAGCTGGCATTAAAGTTCCTCCACTAATAAGTATGGATAAATTCCAAAGGAACTATCCAATCTACTCCAAAAGGGTCAGAAACTTTAAGTTCTTGCTTTTGTTCGTTGAGAGATATAAGAGTCACCCTTTCTCCCTCTACCAAACTCCCCTTGTGATTGGAGAAAGTCTTCTTCATTGCGACTCTTTTTCCTATTTGATTTTGTAAATTTTTCATATACTTCATAATCTTCAGCATATTCATCTAGCTGATTCACATTGATTTTACCCATTGCGGATTATCCTTAAATTATTAATTTTGTCCAAGAATTGTTCTACGGAATAAGATTTATTTTTCTCATCTTTGACCACCACCTCGTTTAAGGTGTCGGGATACTTTTCTACCAATCTTACGAGGATATCAAACCCTTGGTCAGCCCAAAAGTTCTTGAAGGAAACTTCACCCAAAATGTTGGTTGAGAAGTCTACTGATTCTTCGGTGTCACCTGGCAGTAATATAAAGTATCTCATAGATTTATCAAGGTGTTTTCATAGTGTTTTACTCTATTGACCTTTATTTTAAATATGTCGAATTCGTACTCACCACTCTCAAATTCATTAAAATCAAAGATTTCCGATAGTTGTTGAATGAAGTTAAATGAGTTTTGAGTGAGTGAACGAGCATCAAATTCTACAATGATATCGGACTCACCACTCGTGTTGAATCTCATAGTCAAGTCAAATTGAGTGTTTGGTTGTTCTAATTCAATATAGTCATTGATAATTTCTTCAGAACAATCTACCGTTATTCTACTACACCAAGGTTCTAAAATGTTTATGATTCTGGCATCTGCGTTAGTTACCTTGAACTCTACATCGTATTTGTGGGGAATGATTGGATTCATCATTTTATCATGCTTTACATTTGACCCCCACTTACGAATAAACTCTTTAGTAGAGTTATGCATATCAGCTTTCCATCGTTCGTGTCTTTCAACATCACCATCAAATGAACCAGCACCACGACCTGTAAAGTGATAAACCAACGAATCCCAAGATTGTACTAATGAATACCCATTTAGTACAAATCTATTGAATAGGTCAGAATCCTCTCTACAAGAATGCATAATAGGGTCATGCCCACCAATCGACTGAATGTCTTCCCTGTACACCATCCAAGGTGCAAAGATACCTTCAGTAGTCGTTCCATCATTTTGGGTGAGTAGATTATCTACATATGAATCAAACTCACTTTCCTTAAACTCTTCTGGATACAAACCAAAATCTTCTAAAATCTTTTCGCCACCATTTGGGTGAAGTGGTGGTTCAATACGAGTTGAACATACGACTGATAGTGGTTTTAGGTGTTTGAATGCGTGATAGTCTGCATCTTTACCTAAAATCATATCAGCATGGAATATCATTACGATTGGAGTCTCCGACTTATCGATGCAATAATCATATGCCTTTCCAATACCATATAGTGAGTTTCCCAAGTTAGGATTTACATAGTATTTTACACCAAGTGATTCTGAATTTTCTTCTAACCACTCAAGTGTTCCATCTTCATCGGAATCCACGAATACAATAATGTCGTGGTCTTTACGATATGCATTTTCTCTAATAGATGGGATTGCTGTTTTTAAGTATCTCAAGTTTGATTTACTTGGAATACAAAATGTTATTTTTTTCATACCTTCTTTAGCGTTACCAACATAGCTGGAGACTGAACTCCCTCTTGTATAGATATTACTTCAAATTTATTAGAAAACAAATCTCTCATAGATTGGTTTGAAAAATAATGATAGTGACCATCCCATCTTTCATTTGGTGGTGGGATACTTCTATTAACCGGAACCTCTATAACAAGATACTTCTTTGTTATTTTATATGCAGCGTCTACAAATGCATCTAAATTTTTAATGTGTTCTAAAACATGGAAGCAGGTCACCAAGTCATATTCATTTGGAATATCCATTGAACAAAAATCACCACGATATGTAGTATATCCTTGCAACTCAAGATTTTTAATACAAATATCACTAACCTCTTGGCATTCCTTTTGGGATATCATATCACCAATAGTATTCAAAAAAGTACCACCGCCAGCGCCGATATCAAACATACTTGTTGAATCATCAATCAGGTCTTTTATTTTATGTATCCTCTTTTCACATATTGGCTTTCTAAAATTGTGAAAATTTTCAGTAAATACATCATTTTCAATCTCACCCGAACCACGAGTTCCGAACTTATTTTTTCGATATGATTCTTTATGATATTGGATGGGGTCTCCTAAAAAGTTAACATATGTGTGAGAACACATAGGGCACTTGTAAACATCAGTTTGTGTTTGTATGGAGTCGTTGTTGCAAATAATACAATTCATAATATTAAATATGGGATAAACATTTTTGAACAAATTCGGCATCTTGGGTTTGCCACTTTTTCATATTCTCGTTTCGTATCTGATACCACTCGGTTATATATGATTGGTCATTTTTAATGCGATACATCATATCTTCAAATTTAGCAATCCAATCGGAATCTAATACATCAATGTTATAATTAGAAAATCCATTGTTTACTGAAAAGTGTGTTACTTTGTCTTGTGTTGATAAATATATACCAGGAATATTCATACCTATTGATACCAATTGACCGTGCCCTCTCATTGCTACTACATAATCATAATCAAAGTAACTTCGTAACACAGCATCTACTTTTTCAAATTGAGATATTTGTGAAAATGTATTAGTTCCTATCAAATACTTTCCATTAAACCCAAAATCCTTTTTTGTATGTGGAAATATAGGTAAATTATAATTTGATGGAATATTTTTTATGTATTCTTCAAAATCTAAAAACCTATTTTTATTTATTTTCGTACTTCCATTTTCAGCCGGTTGGAATACTCCGGTGCGTATAATTGATTTATTTACAGCAGATGGGTGGTGTAATAATCCAGGGTCTGGTATCTCAATAATTTTATCAGAATACAAATCTAACTTCTTAGCCTTATCAATAGAACCATCGTTCCTCAAAGAACATTCAGCTACTGAAGAAAATATTGACCTAACTGTGGATTTTACATCATCTGGCCAAGTGGAATTTCCTCTGAAAGTGTTTATACCCACACCATATAAAAATATAGGAACACCACATTCTTTGATTATATGTTCGTTTAATGGTAACTTTTGTTTTGTAAGTTGAGACTGATATGAATGATACTCAACGAGCCCACCACCGCCTATTAGAACCGCGTCTACATTGTTTTGTTTTATTGTTGAAATAACCACCTCTGGATTGTTTTGGATATTCCAAAGGTCATGTGCATTCAACATAACAAATTCAATATCTTTATGTTGAGACATAAATGACTTTTGTACATTTTTTATAGCAATATTGTCTCCAAGATTACCGTTTAAAGCTCCAATATGTAATATTCTAATCATTTTTCAAACTTTTTACTTATATTACTAATCATATTATACGACTTGCCAATTCCAAGATTTTTAATAATCACATTTAATTGATTAGCAGCTGTATATAGATTCATTCCGAATTCTTCAAAAGAATTTTTATAATCTTCATATGGATATGGGTCTACCGTTCCAATATGTGTTCTAAAATAGTTTTGTGGGTCTGAAGTTCTATCTTTACTAACACCATCAATTCCACAAATCATTAGATGTGTAGGTTCACAGGCAAGAACTAACCAACATACTCTACCAGCAACTCCTTCTTTACCACCAGTCACATTATATAATATAATTCTTGATTTGTATTTTGACACAAAATTTTTAAACTCCGATGATTCGTAAAATGGATGTACTTTTGGTTCAAATCCAATTGTACATCTTGGGTTTGAATCCAAGTATTTCAATAATCTATTGTCGGTCAAGTCTACAATGTCTGAAAGGGTTATGTGTACTGGTTTTTTAGAAACGACCAAATCATTTAAATAAAAAAAGCTTGTAGTTACAAGAACATCCCAATCATAAGATTCCCAATCTACTTCTCTGGCAGATGGGCCTGACCCTAATACTAATACCCTTTTGTCGGATATGTTTTCAGAGAGTAATTGGGTATTTCCTTGTATGAACTTAAATAGTTCCATATAAAGTTTCGCCAAGTTTAAACTGCCATTCGTAGTCAATATCAAAACACTCCAACTCATCCATTGGATATAATTTTATACCACCTTCTTTTTGGAAATCACCCATAAACATATTTTGTGATATTAAATCCATACGAGATGCATATAAAACGTGGGCTGCTTTGTAAGTAACTTCAACTGCTTTAGTGTTCATAATTGTTTGGTCTTCTGGCCATGGAGTTACCAACTTACCTTCTTTATTCCAAAAGTAATCTTTCATGGGAATTACTCCAAACAAGTTATCTTCTTCTTGCGCCAAAAACTGATTTATAAAACCATCAATGGTTTTCGTTTTCAACAACGGAGAACACCCATTTATCTTTATGACATATTTAAATGGGAGCTTGTCATGCCATTCATATATTTTTTGGAGAGAGTTGTCGTTATTTGCGGACTCCTCACTTCGATGGTAGAGGTTAACTCCGTATTTGTTTGCAATCTCTTTTAACTCATCCTCGTAGACCGAAACATATATGTTTTCTTTAGGGAGTATTTTTGAGTCCAATAGTTTATTTATAGCAATCTCAAACAAGGTTGAGTCAGCAAAGGGTCTTAACATCTTACGAGGGACTCTTTGTGAATTCATCCTTGCCTGAAGAATTACTACAACATCGGAGATTGATTTCATTAACCTCTCAATTTTTTACGAACAGGAACTTCAGAGTCGGTAACTTTGATTACACCATCACCATACGCTAGTTCTAACTCACGGATACCTTTAACTAATTTAATCAAACCCTGTGGTTCAACTGATGCCATATGGTCTGACCCCCACATTGTTCTATCAAGGGTAATGTGTCGTTCAATAATACTAGCACCCAAATAAACTGCGGCTACTGTTGTTCCCAATCGGAACTCGTGACCCGAATACCCAATCTCAAAATCAGGATACATATCAGCTAATGTTTGAACGCCTGACAAGTTTAGTTCTTCAATTGGAGCTGGATACGTTGAGTTACAATGTAACAATCCAATTTTATGAGGGTTATTATATTTTAGTTTGGCGTTACGAAGAACATCAACTGCGTGGTCAATTTCTTCTGCGGTTGACATACCTGTTGAGAAAATTACTTGTTTACCGGTAGCAACACAACCTTCAAGCAATTCATCATTTGTCAACATTGCTGATGGTAGTTTGATAAATGGAATATCATAACCATTCAAGAATTCAAGAGAGTCCATATCCCACGGCGACGCTGACCATGCGATTCCCTTCTCTTTACAATATTGGTCAATCTCATCATATTCAGCTTTTTCAAACTCAACTTTGTACTTGTAATCCAAGTATGTCATTTGTCCCCATGGGGTGTCTCTTATAACATTTTTTTGATGTTCCGGAACACATACATCAGGATTTCGTTTCTGAAATTTAACTGCATCACAACCCGCAACTGCTGCAATATCAATTAGTTTTTTTGCGATGTTAAGGTCACCATTGTGGTTGATACCAATTTCGCCGATAATATAAGTTTTTTTCATAACTCTTCTATTCTTTTTGTTTTATCACATATTAATAAATCGTATGGTGGTTTCTCACCAACACTTAAATGGTGATACTTACATCCCCACTCATCTAATTGTTTTTTTGTTACATCATACCAATCAAGTCCGGTTACACTTCCTCTTGCAGTCCAATAGGTTATAGTATGTCCCTGTTCGTACAATATACGAATTTTTTTTATATTTTCCAAATTTGGGACTGCTTTATTATAATCACGGTCTCCCTCATAGAAACATATTGTTTCATCAATATCTACATATATGTTCATTTACACCAATTTACCACCTCCTGCGTTGAATTCGCATACAATAGGAATGTTGTTAATTTTAAGATTACCCCGCAAATCAAAAGATTTGGCCGCCTCACATCTGTGAAACTCAATAGCAATATTATTTATTTTACTATAATATTCGGAAGTTAAATTTTTAAATATTTCATATTCAGAACCCTCTACATCAATTTTCATCAACTTACAACTTTTGATATTATTTTCTAAAAAGATATCGGGTAAAGATATGGTCTCCACCTCGGATACTGGATATTTTTCATAAAATTCAGGTTTGTAAAATATAGATGAACCACCTGAATTTGTTGGTGAGGTTGGTATCTTTAATATTTCACCCGTTTTCGACCATACTGCACGATTAAATGAAGTTATGTTTGTGCACCCATTATCATTAATGTTCTTAACAAGGTTATCATAATTGATTGGCGATGCCTCGAATGAATATATTTTAGTGAATGGGAATTTTTTTGATAATAATATTGATATTATCCCCAAATTGGCACCTAAATCTAATATCACATCATCTGGTTTAAAATCTACATTAAAAATAGAGTTATAAGTTGATAATTCATTTTGAATCAGCCCAATAGTATGTTCTGTATCTTGAGAGGATAATGTTAAAATCTCGTTTCCGAATTTATAAGTATTAATCATATTTTTCTTCTAAAAAGTTTAGTATTCTTGATGGTGATTTACCGTCTAATTTATATTCATCAAAGAGTGTGATTAAATCACCATATTCTTTTTTTGGCTCATTTAAGAAATTCATATCCCAATCAAATGGAATGGCATTTTCCATTACTTTGTTAATAACTATCAAATTAGTATCATTAAATTTAGATAATCTACTAATATCGATAAATTTTATAAACTCTTCAATCGTGGGAATTTTCCATATATTCATCCAAAATTTTGCGGAGTCTTCCACACCATTTCCAGTTTCTGAAATATAAGTGTTTATATTGTTCATATGCTCGGATGCATTACATACACTATCCAAGTTTACAATTTTTTTATTAAAATAAAAGGCAAAGTTAAAAACACTACTGATTTGACCAATATGTGTATCACAAATGGATGCTATATCAAATATATCATCTTCATCATAAACAACTTGAACATCATCTACTACGAATGGGTTGAATTGATGGGCAAATCTTTCGTTTAAAGGTTCTCCAGGATAGCACTTGTAAAATATCTGATGAGTGTCTTTTGTTTTTTTGGCCAATTCGTTTAATGCATCAAATGCAATATTTCGTGTGGTGTTTATGACTCCCCAAAAAAGTATCTTTTTCTTATTAGGGTTAATATTGTATTTTTCAAGATTGTTATGTAACTTGATATCTGAAAATCTTGGATTACCCACTACCACAATTTTGTCACGATATGACTCCTCCATACAATCAAGTCTACGTTCTTTTGCAAATTCACTATGTTCAAAGAAATAGTCAACTAAATTTTGAGGATAGTTCATTCTTGATAACATTTCTAACCTATTTTCAATGTTATTTAACAAATGACTACTTACTTCTACCAAACAAATCTTTGCACCAAAAGACTCTTTAAATTCACGAATAATTGATTGTTCAGGTTGCCACCGTTCTCTAGCCAATATCAACACATCCGGCTTAAATGGTAAATTTAACCCTAATGTAGATGAACCAACTGCTTGTAATTCTTGTGGAAATCTACCATCATATGAAAAATACTCTTTTTGGTGTGGGTATTTTAAGTGTGTTTCTTCACTATACAAAAATAAAAAATTGTGATTTCTTTTTTTGATTTCTAAAACTATGGGTAAAAGTGCCTTATAGTATTTGTTATCACCGGCATATACAACTATATTCATATTAAATCCTTTACAATTTTATTAAACGAGGTCGTATCCTCTTTTATTTTGTCAAGTGTCATTTCATCTAAATACTTTTTACCACTACTCTCCCAAAGGTGGTGTGAGAAGGCATTGGGAAATGATACATTATTCTCAAACATCATTTCAATATGGTCTTGGTGATAAAGCGGCCAAAAAAAAGTTTCGTGATTTAAAATAGTGATTTCGTTTGGAATTTTTCGTGATAACCAAAGCGGATATCCCACCGAATGAGTACACCAAGTTGGAGACCCCGGTGGGCCACCACCAAAAGACTCTCTAAATCCCATTAACCATTGTGTAAGAAAAGTTGAATTTGGTTCTGATAAAATAACAGCAGGACACAACCCCTCCGAACCACCAACTCCTTGTTGACCCATTACTACTTTGTTATTTAACAGTTCGGTAAAAGGTTTGACAAATATAGTATCCGTGTCCACATAGACCCCACCCTCTTCTAAAAGAACTTGAAGTCGAATAACATCAGATTTGTGTGCTTGTTCCGTAATTGGTTTACCAAAAATTTCATTTGGCGGCTCTACAAACTGAATGTTCACCATTGGTTTAGTTAAATCCCACCACTCACCATCGGGTTCAGTATCTATCCAAATTGTAATGGAGTTAAACCCACCTCGTGTGTATGCGGATTTAACGGATAGATAGTGGTGTAGTTTCCACCGTCTACCCCCACCACTCAAGTGAACATAATGTAGTTTGTTAGGAATCATAAACACAAAATAGATTATGACCGGAACCCGGTTGAATATCTTGAGTGGACTTTATTTCCTTACCCAAGTTTTCTATGTTACACTTGTTTACCTCTTCATCGTATATTTTGTATCCATAAGAATGTACTACATCTAACAACTCTTGTGTTTCTTGAACATCTAACCCATTATAGATTTCGGTAATCAAATAAGGTTTGTGTGTTTCAATAATAGGTTTAAGTGTTTTCAAGATGTCTTTATCGTGGCCTTCGGCATCTATTTTTATAAGAGATACCTTACCCAAATCAATATTTTCTTCTTGAACAAACTTTGATAAGTTAATACCATATACATCAATTGGAATTTGATGACCAGTTACCCCAATACCATGGTGGGTACGAGTAGCAAATCCACCATTACAAAATCCCATATCCGAATAATGAAAAGTTAACTCACCTTCTTCATCGGAAATAGCATAATTAAATGGATGAATGTTTGGATTCAATTTGGAGTTTTTCTCCAATACCTCAAATGTAGCAGGATTTGGTTCAAACGAAATAACTTTGTTTGCAAACAACGAATATGCAATTGACATATTACCAACTTGAGCACCAATATCAATAACAGTGGAATTGTGTGAAATAATCTTGGATAGGTTTCCTAAAATTTCTTCGGTAAACAAATAATCTACTTCCCAATCTCCTTGAAAAGGGTGTAACCACCTATGGTATGAGAATTCCATCCCCATCCTATTTAAGTTGATTACTTTTGTGGTATGATGATTGCCGGTTTGTTTTAAAACCTCAATAACTTGTTCACGAAATGGCTTTATATCAAACATAGTAAATTGTAAAATTTTCTTTGAGACACACGAATCGTTTCCAAAACCCCCATCACGATAGGGTTTCGTAATATTCGTTTTGTCGTTCTTGTCTTTCTATATGTTTTGGGTGGTACAATGATAACTCTTCTGCCCATGGTAGATTTGAAATAGTGTCGTATCCAACGAGTTTCTCGTGAACCTTGTTTTCCCAACGAATTGACTCTGAATTTCGGTAGACTCTCCATTGAGGGTCTGGGAAGTTTACCCAACCTTTGTCATTTACACCCCATCCCCATTTTTGGATGTGGTCTGATGTCAAACCTTCAACGGTGTTTACTCTTGGTACTAACACCACATCAACATTATTCTCTTCAAGAATTGCGTGTAAGTTATCCATAAGAACTTCATGGGGAATCTCATCTGCGTCAATCTGAAAGATGTAATCACCACTACAAACCTCGGTCAATGCGTTTTTCATATTTGCAAAATGACCATCAAAATGGTATCCAATTCTACGAATAGCATCACCCAATACATTTAGATAATGTTCTACTTCATTTGTACCATTGTTTGTATCATAGAATACTACAATTTCATCTTGAGGTTGTTTTCGGTCAATTAGAAATGTGAGTAGTCGTTGGATTTCAACAAACTCATTACATACCGTAACTGCGTAACTTATTTTCATTTTATTAATTCTTCAATATTAACATCATCATAATGGTATATAATGTTACCATTTGGGTGTACCAATAAATATATTGGATTTTTTCTTATGGTTGGAGTTGTACCAAACATACCACCTGTATTATAAGTATTGGAATCATAGTAACCACCATCTGAAAATACAACATTCAACCCCTCTCTACGAAGAGGTCTATAAAGATGGTGGCCTACCGTGGAATCAATATACCACTTAAAATGCCAATCTTCTTCATTATATGGGTCTCTAATTCCTGTAACTGGAGATATTCCCTGTCTCTCTACGGAATTTACACTATTTAGAAATTGTCTAATGTTGTTCCATTCACTTTTACTACGAACCCCATCAATAGACTTTTGTAAATTGTGTTCTTTTACTCTTACGATATGGAATGTATCTGATACTCGATTGTGTTGATTCCACCACCTCTCGTATTCTTTCCACGGCAACATGAAATCCCAAGAATCATCTTCAAGTCTCATCCAATTAGAAACTGGCTGCTTCCAAATAGTGTCAAACCTACAAATAAAAAGTAAATCAGTATCACCACGTTCTTGGGCGTCTTCCATAATATGACAAAAAACATCCCATTGTCGGTATCCCGGCTTGTCGTAATATCTATCTTTATTATACAAACGAGTGTCAGTTACTTGTAACTTTTTATTGATTTTATCTTGTAATATGGTATCGTTGTTTTCATACCAAACATAAGTAAATATACGCACATTATGACCCAACTCAACCAATGGGTCTTTTACCATTTTTATAAAATTATTGTGAACTTTCGCCAAGTAATTTCGCGTGTCACCCCTTAAAACAACATCAATGTTCATATGTCTTTCAAGAATTCTGGCATATCATCTTTTTCTACTTGTGCTTTTTGTCTACGTTCTGCTTCGGTAGCAATTTTATCAAAAACACCATAGTCGTAATTATATACCATAACAGTTGATATGTTCTTTTCAATAAAAGTACGATATCCAGTCTTTAATTTTTTGTTTCTAATCTCATTGAGGTAAAATTGTTTTGAACTTACATCTAAATTTAGTTTTGTTAAATCCAACTTTTTTACCTTTGGCGTCTGACTGATTACCTCGTTCAAATCTTCTGCTAACTTTACCATTTGTGGTGGTGCGATATGCTTTAAGTCTAAACAATGAAAGTATGTTTTGAACTTTGGTTGTAATACAAATACATAGTAGTCTCCGGCCGTACCATCGACTTTCTTATAACGGATTTTTGCAACCATACCTCGTTCCAATTTGGATTTAGAGATACGAGTTGCATCCGCCATACGATTCCTATGCATTGTTGTATAATCAGGCATCTATTTTCTTTAACTTTGGTAATTTAAGTTCAACTTGTTGAGGCCCCTCACCAACCTTGTAAGTGTCAAGTATTTCGGACAATTTACTTGACATTTTATCAAGTGTGAAGTTGTCTTTTACATACTTACGATTCTTACGAGACTTCTCAAGTCCTTTCTTATAATTATCGTAAATCCATTTTAATATACCACCAGCTTCACCATAATTTATAGTAAACCATTGAGATTCTTTACGAATCCAATCATTTGCAGCAGATGAGTCTACTTGGTCTAATTTACCACCTACCAAGAAATTGTATTCTGCGTTCAAGAAGTCCAAATGACCACTCCAATTAGAAGCAATGATAGGTTTACCACTCACACATGCCTCTAACAAAGGTCTACCATACCCCTCACCACGCGTGAATGAAACGTGTGCTTTCACCTTTGGGTGATTGTACAATGAGTTCATCTCCTCATCTGAAAGGTCACCATCAAGAATGTAGATGTTAGGTAGATTTTTAGAATCAATCATACCTTTAATCATATCAATTCGGCTTCTCAACTCGTGAACATTTGTAATACCAGGTGAAGTGATAGATGTCTTTAGGATAAGTGCCGGTGGTTTTAACTTGTTTTTAAATGTATTTAGGAATGTGTGAACCAATCCACTTACATTCTTTCTATCATTTCCAAGATTACCTTGTAACCAATGACCTACAAACAAGAAAGCGAACTCTTCGTTTACACTAGCCATCACTTCGTTTACCGATTGATGTATTGGTAATTTGTTATCATAGATGGTATCGTTAAAACCTTCAAACAAAACCTCAACTGGCTTTTCCAATCGTAATTGACCAACTTTTTGTTTGGTCTTTTCATCTAATTTTTCATAAGTAGCGCCAAGTGTTGATTTAGAATGGTGTGATGATACAATTGTTAAATCCATTCGATTACACCCTTCAATAAATTGAGGACTTGCCTCGGTGGTTTCTATAACAGCAGATACGCCAATATTATAGTTACCTATGGGTTGAAACTCGTTTGGGATTGTAATTTGAATCCACACATCCGGCTTTTGTTGCATCTGACCTATGATGAATCGTGATGTTAAATCACCATCTTCAGATGTCAATGCGTTTTGAGGCGTATTACCCCATCGTTGAGGTAAAATCTTAATATCCCATTCCTCGCCCTTTACCTCAATTAAAGAACGAACAAAATCTCTTGAACGAGAACCATAACCACTTCGTGTTGCGATTGGGCAACTAACTACACATAACTTTTTCATGCTGAATATATTTCAAATCTTTTACGAGGTGTCCAATTTTCAAAACACCCATCAATAGCTTCAATGAACGAAACACCCATTTCTTCCGATGACATACCACTTTCACTTACCACCCATTCGTGACCTTCCATACCTACTTTTTCCAAGTGGTCTCTACCTGCTCTGAAAGCATATCCAAGTTTCTCAGCAACTTCCATAAAGTCAACTCGGTCATCAAAAATAAATGGAGTCATTGGTGACCCTTGGAGAGATAAATTAGATGGCCATGTAGGATATGCCCAATTTCCATGTCCAAGTAGTTCATTGTTAGACCACTTTCTTTTATCATGTAGTGACCCAATTTTCACATAATCTTCTGCGGTCAATGGTTCACCTTCCAAATCAAATCCACATTGGTCTTGGAGACCACCAGTCACATTTACAACGATTGGTGTACCTGCTCTCAATGCTTCACAAGATGCAAGACCAAATCCTTCGTTGGATGCAATATTTAAAATAATGTCGCCTGAATTGTAATATAAGTTTAATTGTTCCGTTGAGAATTTGGTGTCGGTAAACTTATAGTCACCATAGTGCCCATTGTGTTTGATTACCTCATTCAAGTCAGTACCATTTTCATCAACTCGTTGAGTATGTAAGAATAAACACACCTTACTATCAGGATGGTCTTTTGCAAATTGATTAAATGCAATCACTACATCACCTGGCACTTTTCTACGAATGTTTCGGTTATTCCAAATCACCACAAAGTCATACTGATTCAATCCATATTTTTCTTTGAACTCAACTAACTTTTGGTCATCTGATGGTAAGGGTCTAAAGTGTTTAGATACTCCATGAGGAATGTATTTATATGCCCAATCTTCTTTTGCCATACCATACTTCTCAAGAGTTCTCTTGTTAATACCATATGTTTGTTTTGAGATAGAAATTAACAAATCACACGATGCGTAGAAGGGTGCATTCCACATTGGGTCTGGTAATGAGTCCCAAATGTTATAATACATAATAGGAACAAACTCCCGTACTTCCATTTCCATATCATACAACCACTTCCAAAAACGAGGGTCGGTAAAGTGTAGGATTGCATCTGGCTTTTCAATGTTGATGAGTTGTCTTAACACATCTGGATTACCATATCCACTATTTGCGTAAATTTTAAGAGATGCGTCTTCTACACCGGATTCTTTTGCAGCATCTGATGATATATCAAATACCTTACGGTCATCGGGATGTTTTAATGCAGCACCTAACTGAACCCAATCGTATTTATGGATTGTTGATAATACTATTTCTTTAGATTGTGTGGCGATACCACTATGAAGTCGGAGGTCATCCGATAGAAGTAGAATCTTCTTCTTTTTAGGTTTATTTGGGTCTACCTTTTTAAGTGTTGGTAGTTTTAGTCCTTCCATATCGTAACTTTCTTTTTTTGTATTATATAAATATACGAAAAAATTTACTAATTTACAAATTTAGCAGTTTTTCCTAATCGAGTTAATACTCTTTTAAAGTGATTAAATTCGTTTCGTTTGATATCACCAAAATACACGATTTTGTCAGCACCTCTGACCACACAATCGTATTGGTGAAGTGGTTGTGTTGGATGATATGGTTTTTCGTAGTATTCCTCTTCCATACCACTATACAATGACATTGGAGTATGTGCTGGGTTATACTCAATGTATTTTATCCCCATTTCCAATGCAAACTTACGAACCCACTTTTCTATACCATCTTTGTTTCCACGAGTGATGAGAATTAGTTCATCTCCAAACTTTTGTTTTAGATTCCAAACAAGGTCTTTGATTTCACCACGATTCTCATAAGCTGTACTACCTATCAGTGCGACTCTCATTATGTTTAATTCTTTTTTGAACCTTGTGCCAATACTTTTGGGTTTGTTTCTTTTGTAGTCCCTTCGGGCCGCCATTCCAGCAGCGGGCGATTTCTTCATATGTCCCATTAGGATGATAATAATTTGTAACTATGTTAAACATTTGGATAGATTTCTCACGACTCCATCTATCTTCTAATGTATATATGTAACTTGAACCTTTTAAAGATAGAATTCGGTTTACCTCTTTTACCATAATTGGTCTGATTTGTAAACATCCAGCAGCCTTCTCACCTCTATGATATGCAGAATCGTTCCCCTTACTTTCAACCCAAATCATAGCATTCACCAACTCGGTATAGGATTTTGAATGAATAACAGGTTGTAACTTTAAATTAGGTTCAGATACTTCAAGTTGGAGTTCTTTGATTTCCAACTCAATAGCTTCTTGAGGAATAACATACCTAACAGGTGATGCCGAAATAAATCCAACAATTGTTAGTAATAACAATCTTTTCATATAAATAACTATTGGTTACTCTTTGATGCGCTCCTTTCTCGGGCACAAATCACTCTTATTGAAAGGACAATATTTACAATTCTTATTGTTCTTTCCAGCGAGTGGTGGGAAGTTTCCATCAGTATTATATGAACCATCTTCATTAAATGATTCGGTGATGAAGGTATTGAAGTTGTCTACGATATTTCTCATTGTACGAGTTCCATGAGCCGGTACGAACTCTTGAACACGTTTTTGAGCAAACATAGCTTCTTCCCAAAGTTTTCTCTTAACGATAAAGTATCTTACTTGAATCTTCTCAAGAGGATATCCATATTGTTCAGCGAAGAATTTCTTATACAACACCAACTGAGCAGTCTTGGTTTTGTCTTTCTTTTGGTACGCATTCCAACCTTTAGTTGAAGTTTTGATGTCCCAAATCTCAATCGTTCCATCTTCAATAACTTCAAACACCAAATCAAGGAATCCCTTCATCATAACGTGTTCGTTCACCTCTGATGCTGGGTAGTAGATTGGAAGTTCCACACCAACTAAACGTAGTTTCTTGGTGGAAAAGTAGTCAGTTCTATTCTTACGAAGGAAGTTTAGGATTTCTACACCATCGGCATAGAACTCATTCATCTCATCTTTAGTGGTAAACTTCTTACCATATTGGGCCATCATAACTTTATACTCTTTGGCCATTTCCTCTAACAAGATTTGATTCAAATCCATCTCATCAGCTTTTGATGGACTCTCACCATATACAACCTTCAACCACCCTTGGATGGTTTCGTGCATCGCTGTACCAAACACGAGATGTATTGAGGGGTCAAACTCCTTAATACCATCCATATACGTTAACTTCCAGTGTTTAGGACAATTAGCCCACATCGTGTATTGCGAATAGGAGATTTTAACATCACCCTGCTTTTCTTGGTGAACTGGAAAATTAAATATATTTGATACTACTGACTTCTTCATCTACTCTTACTTTTCTTATACTAATATACGAAATTATTCGTAAACCACCAAATCTTTATGTTAAGAAATTGTTATTTTAATCCATTTTTGTTGACTATTTAACCTAAACGAACCAATATGCTCCCTACCCCATTCGTTAGGCCCTATTAACGATAAAAAGACGCCACCATCTTTACCAACATAAAGGTGGTATGTTTCACCAATGACAGGTTCAAATGAAAATTTAGCGGTATATACTAACTCATTCCACTTGTATTCTTCTACAAGTCTTTGATACTCATCTTTGAGTTCGTTAAACTTGGTTTGAATCTGCTTATTGACTTTGTTTACACCACGTTGTTTCCACAGGTCAACATCTTCAACGTGTATAGCCGGAGCACCTACCGAAGTAGCGTATGGAAGAAGATGAGCGTTATACCCATCCTCTTCGGTATACACCACATAGTCGGGTTTTTTATTTTGCCCACTTACCATTCTGAACGATTTGGGCGATAATACCATAAACCGACAAGTCTTGGAATGTGTCTTGAACCGACTCACCCACCTCATCAGGTTGACCCAATACTACCATTTGCTTCAATCGCTGTACCTTGTCGTTGATTCTAAACCACAAACCTGTAAGTGACAATTTGATATCATCGTTAGTTTTTAGTTCAGTTCCAACAGAGATATTACCAGGTCCGTAGTTTCGTTGCTTCTTACAAAAGGTCTCGTATTGTTCCCACATAATTCGTTTGTACTCTTCCATCATTTCAGGGTACATTTGTTCACAATATTGTACTGCGGTTGGTTCTCCATAAATTGGTCGTTCTTCTTCATTGACCCACTCTACTTTAGTTTTTGCCTCTTTGATTGGTTTTTTAGAAACATTCCAAATAGTAGAATCATCTATACTCTTACCTGCCATGTTATTTTGATTTTAATAGTTTTTCTGCCTCTTTTTTCTCCACACCATATTTTTGAATTATCTCAACAACATCTTGCTTTGTTAATATCTCAAGGTAGTCTTTAACCTCACGGTGGGATACTTCGAAGTATCTTGATAGATACTCTAATACTTTATCATTGTATTTATCACTCCCTTTGGCTTTGATGTATTTATCAAACGACCTTTTCTTGGGTAGAACCTCTAAATACAACTTATAAACATCTTTGGGGGAGAGTTGGCCAATGGTGTACATTTGTAACTCGTTGACCAACTCAAGGAGTTCCATATTCATAGACAAGAATCGATTGACCATAAATGGTTCAAAACTTTTTCTATCCATAACTGAAAGGGACTCCCAAGGAGTTTTCTTCTCCTTTATTCCCGAAAGATGTTCAAATAAGGTCTTAGCCTTCTTGGTCTCCGCCATCTTCAAACAACTCCTTTGGAGTGAATTTTGGGTGAACAGTACCACAATTGTTACATACTACCACAGGGATAGGTAACATAGACGCCTGACCATTTGGTGATTGGACTGCTGATACTTCTTTGAACATTTGTAGTTCATCGAAGAAGATACCTTCACATTGTGGACACGTTACGTTCTTTAACTTTGTAACATCCAAGTTCATAGTTGGGGACTGTGTGGGTTGTCCCATTTGTACAATTTTACCTTTTTTAGCCATAACTTATTCTTCCAATCTATAATCAGTTCCACCATCTTTGTCACGAATGAATTCCCATTCGACATCTAACAACTCTTCCATTACTTCATCAGCACCATCATCACCTGACTTGTATCGTTCAAGTTGTTCATCGGTCATGTCAACTGCGTAGAAACGATAATCCGTTTCAACTCTAATCATCTTTGCCATAACTTACTTGCTTTCTTCTACCGATGCCTTACGATAGTCGGTTACCAACTTCTTCAACTCGTTGATTACTTTACGAGCACGAGTTTTAGATGCTTTGGTTGTACCATTGTGTTCCGTTTCAAATTGAGCAAACAACTCCTGCATCTGCTCAAACAATTCTTGTGATTTTGCCATAATTTACTTTCCTAATGTAATTAATATATTTAACATCATCGCCATTACGTTGATTTCTTTATCAACCACCATTGCGTCTTTGTATTGACCATCTGCGATGTTTAGGATGGTCTGACCCACTTTACCACTTGCGTAGTTATCTACCTCATCATAAAGTGAGCGATACAATGGTGTAAAATCTTTAACTTTTGAATCAGCGATGATTTGTCTGATTTCGGTGAATTGTTGTTTAATATCACCACTCTTTTGTAATACTTTGATTACATCATCGGTGTAGTTTGCTTGAATTGTAGATGTAGTATCAATCTTCAACTTACCACCAACCACTTGTCGTTGAGCTGCGTTTAGAACTCTACGAATGTCAGGATATCCACTATTCACGAGAATAGCAAGGTCTTCATTTTGAAAATCAACACCCTCTTCATTTAGGATATCATACAATCGTTTAGCAACCTCTTTCTTTGATGGAGGTGAAATAGCGAATGTCTGACAACGAGATTGGATGGGGTCAATGACCTTCTCTACATAGTTACAAGTCAAAATGAAACGAGTAGATTTACTGAAAGTCTCCATTAGATTACGGAGTGCTGCTTGAGCGTTTGGTGTCAAGTAGTCAGCCTCATCCAAGATTACAACTTTCCACTTACGGAATCCCATAGATGATGCAAATCCACGAATCTTATCACGAACTGCGTCTACGGAGTTTTCATCCGAAGCGTTGATGTACATTACATCACAATCAATTTGATTGGTGATGATTTTAGCGAGGGTAGTCTTACCTGTACCTGCCACTCCGTAGAGTAACAAGTGAGGTACATCCTCATTTTCAATGTAAATCTTTACTTTCTCAAGGATATGTTCGTTTCCAACATAACCTTCCAATGTGTCTGGTCGGTATTTTTCAACCCATAATGAATTACTCATCGGCCAACTTCTTTTAAGTATTTTTTCTTTGCGTCTTCCCAAGACATACCAATGATGTCAAGGTAAAATAGTGGTTCTGGTTTGATACGACCCTCATCAAAGAGTTTTTCGTATCTACGAATAGCTTTTGGTTTCCACCAATTCATAGTGTACTCATCACCATCCTCAAACTTCTTCTTTAGTTTCAACTGACTTTCATCAATCTCATTACGAAGAAATTCATTACCATTATCATACATCTGAGCGAAATATACACCACGTTTAAATCCGTGCTGATAATGACTTTGTTTGATTCCCAACTCTCTAAAAATCATTGTGAGGATACGTTGTTTCACACCGGAAACTGGCCCTTCAATGCCTTCTTTTTGAGTTGTTTGTCGGTCATACTCTTCAGTCTGATTTTCTTTAATCCAATGATGCCAAACTTCATATACTGAATCATCTGGTTTGGTGGAAACCTTACCGGCAGATTCACCTAAAGTCTTAAAGTGAGGAATACCATTATATTGGGAGTGGATACCATACAAAGAAGTGGTGCCTACTGCGATTAATTCTTGTCCGTACTTTTCTTTCCAATGTTCACGAACCACAGGAGATGTAGTCATGCATGCGACTAACTTACCACCCAAGAAATTGTAACCTAATGGTTGAGTACACACAATGGTACTTGCGATAGTGGTGTGGTTCAAACGACCATCTTGAAATTTGTTCTCCTTTGTCCACCCAATGTAGGTATCACGAACTCCCAATGAGGTAACATCAGAACCCAACGAAACCAATCCCAACAATTTACCACTAACTCGGTCTTTGATGTATAGTTTTACATTACGACCTGGATTAGCTGAAAACGACATCGTATGAATCAACTTACGGATTTCAGTCCATCGAGTTGATTCTTTAGAGTCTTCGACAATCTCAACATAAGGGTCAAGTTCTTCAATCTCTTTGATTGTTTGCTCCTTATTCATAATGTCGGTTGGTGACCATAATTGGTCAATGTATTGAGCCATAGCAGCTTTTCTCTTCATTGTGGTGGGTAAGTCCGAATTCCATTCTTCCCACTTTTTATAAAGAGTTTGCTCTTCTACCGACATTGAAGATAGGTAGTCCATATTTTGAATGAACTTCTTCTTCTCAACATCGTAGTTAAACTCCGGCTTCGCTGGTTCTGTGTCCCAAAACTGCATATTACTTAATCTCTACAAGATAATAATCCGACTTAAATGCATCGTGCTCAAATGAAACGTGAGCAAGACCTTGTGGTGAAATCTTCAATGAAGATGACTTAGCACCACGATTTGCGTTGAGGATTTCTTTCAAGTATTTAGCAGAGAATGAAATCGGTTCAACATCACCATCACAAGTACAAACAACATTGATAGAGATTCTGTTTGAGTTGATTTTAGAGTAACCCAAAATTACCTCACCTTTGTTTTCCTTACAAGTGAATGTAAACGTGTCTGAATCAGACATTGCACCCTTTGCTTTAGTAAAGGTAGATACAAAGTCATCATCCATAGTGATGGTAGATGTGAAAGGTGGAAGTGCTTTCAATTCAGGCACAACAGGAATCACGGAAAGGTCAGCCAACATATAGTTTACTGATACTTTACCATCACCGAAGACCAATGCGGCTTGACCTTCTTTAACATCAACTTGGCTACCTAATACACCAAGAAGACCTTTTAGTTGAGATGTGGTGTAAACACCATACTCACCATTTGGGAACTCGGTTTCTTCACTCGATACAGTACCCAACAAGGTCTTATCATCAGAGATGAATGAAACTGACATTCCCGAATCAGTTGAGGTCATTTTTACTGACTCAACCTCACCACCCAAGTTATAACGGGCGATAAAACCTTCAAGAGAGTTCTTTTTCATACTTTTTATTGTTTAATTGTTTTACAAATATACGAAATAAATTCCATACTTCCAAATTAAAATGAGAAGAATTTTGCAGCGGATGCCAAGTTTGGGTTTGGTTTATCCCAATTCATTGCGTTGTAGAAGTCATCCAACTTGTTATTCAACTCTTTCTCCCAAATCAAATCGTAATCAATGTATTGTTGAATGAATGCGTTGATTTCAGGTGGGTCAGAGTGGCCTGTAAATGCCGTGGTCTCCAATCCAAGTGGATTCTTTTTCAAGTAAACCCACTTAATCTTGTCACCATCCTTCATAGGTTCATATTTGAATGGAGCGTTGAATTTCTTCAACAACTGATTGTAAGTGATTGCTGCCTTAACGTGTGCTGGTGTTCCTTTAGCAAACTCACCCAATGCTTGGTTCTTAAACAAGTATTTAGACATATCCTTTACTGCGGAGTTCTTTGCAATATCCACGAAAGGTTGACTTGACATATCATCCTTATATTTAAGAATTTTCTCATCTAACTTGTCCTTATCCTCATCCTTTAGGATATCCATCAATACCGTAGACATCACTTCCTTAAAGTATGTTGGGAATGAACTTCGTTTGACATCAAGCCCCTTCACATCCAACTTATCACAATCTACCGTATTGTCGTTGATAATCCATTGAGCGTATCTCTTCTTTGATACCCAAAAACCACCCTTTGCGATAGTCTCTTGTTTGATATCAAATCGGTGAGTATCCACGTTAAACATTTTGAATGCCATCACATCATATACCTTATTGATGTGTTGTTCCACCTCTCGTGCTACCGATAGAATGGCCGGAATCATTTGTTCATCTGAATCCTCATCGATTTCAGGATTACGAGACTTTACAAGTGGTGCTGCCTGATAGAATACGGAGTCGGTATCGGTATACACATTGTAATCATCCTCTTTACCAATGTTCTTTGTGTAATATTGGTTAGCAATCAATTCGGTGGTCTTAATAACAGTCTGACCTGTGATTGTGGTAGCTTCTGCGTTATCCACATCGTAGAATCGGAATGATGGTAGACCCAATACTCCATACAAGGAGTTCAACATAATCTTTTGAACCAACTGGCGTTGAGAATAGAACTTGTAGAGTTCATCATTACCCTCATTACCATATTTCTTCATAAGGTCTTTGTATTCCACGCGTTTGTCAAACCAAACATTCAAGATTTCAGGAATAACACCAACCTTATCTCTACGATATAGAACACCATTAGCTGCAATTGAGTAATTGTTACTCTGAACAAATTCTAAAAACTTCTCTTTACCCAATGGTGGATATTCGTTACCATCATCATCAATAATTGAGTAAGTTTCAATCTTACCCTTCATATGGTCTTCGGCGACATAATTCTTCAACTTACCAACTTTGGTTTCAGGTGAAGTATTCAAGGTCATAATAATCGATGGATATAGCGATGTTAAATCCAAATCGTATACCCATTTGTATAGACCAGGTTTTGGTTCTTTCACATATGCTCCAGTAAACTTACCTTCACCATCAGACCCATCGGCATTCTTTTCTTTTCTCCGTGGTTTGTTTGGGGCAACCCTACCACTTCTTCGTAGAAATGTTAAGATGGCACCCTCCAACCACTTTGATGAGAATAAGAAGTCTTCGTAGAAAACGTGTCCTGCGTGACAAATTGCTTGAGCCAATTCGATGAACTGAAGTTTCTTATCCATATCAACAACCAACTCCACATCCACCAAGTTGTACTCAATAAACTTTTCCAAGTCATCTCGGAACAACTGGTCAAGGTTACCTTCGTACTCAATCTTACCACGACCTAACACGATATTAGCAATGGTGTCCAATCGGTAGTTAGGAAACTCTTGATAGGTAAAGTTCTTGTAGAGAGCAAGGTAGTCTAAACACGATACACCTGCAATGATGTAACGATTACGATATTTGTTGTAACCCACCTTACCAATAGGAGATAGTTTGTTTGCAGTTTGTTCTCCAAATAGAACCTTGATACGATTGTATAGGTAGGTGACATCAAAGTAGTCAATGTTCCAACCTGTAACGATGGTAGGGTTGATTTCTCTCCATTTGTTTAGGAAAGCCATCACCATATCCTCTTCAGTATCAAACGAAATTACCTTTGCACCTTTGATGGTCTTATCAATCTTCTCACCTTTGTTTACAACATATACGAAGTAATCACCTGTAACGGAATCGTGACCTGCGACTGAAGTCATAGCGTTTTGAGCTTTGTCAATATCAGGCAGACCACTATTCATCTCAACCTCAATGTCGAAGGTAAGAATAGTGTGACCTTTAGAGACTTCATCTGAATCCCCATATTGGTCAATTAAGAATCGAGTGATTTCGTTTACATCACTTTCGTACAATTCAATATTGTCTTCACTCTTCCAAAAGTTAATTTTCTTTAACCTCTCTCCGTGAATAGAAGTATGAGCACCATTCCCATCTCTAACGTAAGCATATCTACGATACTTACTTGTAAAATAACCCTTTTCATCATCCCAACAATGGATGGTAGATGTTTCTTTTTCGTAAAATACATTTTGATACATTAATTACTCAACTCTTTATGTAGTTCTTTAATCATTTTATCTTCATTCAAAGATAGTTCCACAGCCCTTACAACTGACATATTGTCTCGTTCTTGTCTGAACTTGTCATCATCTAATATTTTATCCAAATACTCAAAGAATTCTTTTTTATACTTGAAGAACATTCCATTCGGGTCAATCTCGTGATAACAATCGGATTCTTGCCAAATCATTGGAGTTCCGTTCATCATACAATCAGTACCACTTACCGACCACCCATAGTTGGTTTGTCTCATCTGAACCCCTACCTTACAATTCTGAAGTCGTTGGTAGTATTCGTGTTTTGGTACTTTTGTATTATCAATCCAACCGAATGGTACTTTACCACTTAATTGTGGAATCCACACAGTGAAATCTTGTCTTTGAGTACGATACTCTTCCATCAGTTCAATAAACTTTGGATACCCCTTGTATGCGGCTGGTCGGTGGTTGAATACGATGATATTATCTTTTGATTCTTTGATACCATCGACAATCTTATCTTGAGGTACGCCTAAATTCCACACTTTAAGGATACCATCTAACTTCTGAACGAACTCATCATTAAAGGTTTCTCGTGCTTCTTCCAATACACGATTCTTTTGGTCTTGAGTATTAAGATAACACACATCCATTTGTGATACTCCAAGAATCTCAATAGGTAACCACAACCACTTTGCTTTACCTTCTCTATTGTCAGGCCCATTACACGATTTCATTTCCCACCAATGACAATAACCCACAATTTTTGTGTTCATTGATTTCTTGTATCTACCCACTTGAGGCCAATCCGGCAAATGTGAATAGATTACATCATAGTCAATGTCTTTCAGGACCTTTATAAGGTCACTTGATGGAAATGCTCTCTGATTCATCATATCACCTGGAATGTGAATCTCAACTTGTTTTACATTTGGTAGGTTTAACTTTTTAGTAACACTGCCCTTTGGAACTAATACATTCCAATAGTATTCACCATACTTCTCTAACGCTTTGATGTGATTGTGGATTACATCAATGAAAGAATCTTTTTCAATGTTAGATGAGTTTGTAATGTTCGGGATTACCAATACCTTTCTGGCATTTTTGTAATCTACTGATTCCCAAAAACTCATTATACCAACCCATTGTACATAGTGGATACCATCTCGTGAATTTTAAAAGTATAACCAAGAGGTGACATAAAATACTTTAGTTTACGAAGTGCGTCTGGTTGGTGAACCATCTTCCAATTCTCTTCTGCAATCGGATTTGGGTGATAAACCGTAATAATTACATCGGTTTTAGTCGATTCGTATGATTTGGTTTTATCATTGTATTTGGTGTGAGCGAAGATACTATTGAAGATATTATCCCACTTAAACATTGCTGATGAGTAGACCAGAGAAATTGTGTTTGAGTCCCTAAATCCCTCAACGGTGGCATCCAAGGTTTGTTTGTGAGTTTTACTCTTATAGTCAATCCAAAGTTTGTTAGCCAAAGCGAGGTTGTTCTTATCAATTTCAACCTTTGCTTTTTTAAGGATACTACCCACTTGCTTCTTTGTGAATCCACAAGCCTCTAAATATTCTTTGTTACCATTTGAATCGTGTGGAGTTCCTTCACTATAAGTTCCAACAATGTATTTAACACCATCATCAGCACTCATCGCCTTTTTAATAATTTCTGGCTTTTTATTGAGTAGGTTACTAACTCCTTTAAGTTCTTGGTTAGTGTATTTTTCGTGAACTTCAAATGGGATTCGGATTACAGGAACCTCACTACAATGTTTAGCATCTTTTGCAGCGTTCAATGTATGGTTACCATCACCCACTACATCTTTTCCGTTTCTATTCTCGTAAATTACAATTGGAGAACACTTATCGGTATTACCGCCAGCATCCTCAATTCGTTGTTGAATTTCAATCTTATGGTCTCTGTCTTCTTCAGAACGAACCTGTAAACGAGGTAGTTGGTAAACATCATCAACCGATTCTTTGGTGATAGGAAACTCACCATTCAAAATCTTATCAGCCAACTCTTTCATCATATCAACATCAGGTTGAGTGAATTTAGCTGAGCCATTTGATTTGTTGTAGAACATAGGATTATTCTTAGCATCATTATCCTTTAGAATTTTTCGTTCTGATACCGTCATCTCATCATAACTACCATACTCTAAAATCTCAAATTTAAAATTCCCATCTGAGCTATTAAACTCCGTATCGAACTCATTGTTGGTAGATGAATGCCAATACCCATCACCCACATAGCCCTTATGAATACCAACATAAAGTTTGTTGTTATTCAAATTTGTGTAGCGATAAAGATATCCTTCGTAGATTGTGGGTTCTTCCCCAATGTGAACCTCTTTAATTGAAGTGGGGGTGTTTGAAGTGTTTAACATACTTTTCATTTTAGTTATTACTTTGCGAGGTTCTCCGACCTCATTACTATACAAATATACGAAATATTTTTGAATTGCCAAACTCCCAATGTTAAGAAATTGTTAAATTTACCAAAAACTTACTTGATTCTCGGGAGGTATCGTGTCGTGTCGTTCCGCCTTTGGTAAGATGTCGCTGATATCCTTGGGTGGAGTTGAAATCGGATGTTTAAGTGAGTTCATCAGTTTCTTCTTCTCACCCTTATTTGTTGGTAGAATCTGAATGTATCGTAGTTTAGACATCTCTTTTCTACGCCAGAACTCTTTATACCCATCCTTACCAATTTCAGTTTTGAGGTGTTCCAAGTTGTGACTACCCCACTTTGAAAATACAGTTCGTGAGTGTATATAAGTCCCATCTTCACCTTCTAATGAAATACCATAGTTCGGCATCAGTTGGATTTTGTTGGTGTCTTGGAATAACCAATTTGTAGCACGATAGATACCACCCAAATGACCTTGGAATGGGTCTGAATACGACAATAACATTTTGATGTTGGGAGCGTTCTCCCTCATCCACTTAAATGTTTGACCCAAAGCGTATGATTCAATATTTGACCCATACCCATCGTGGATGAACAATCGTGTTAGCTCCAAACATTGGTCGTTACCCAATCCATCAATGATAGAGGTCACAGCCGACCTACCAACGGGAAATCCATATACAGCGACACCAATCAGTTGTTCATCATTCCCAAGAATGTCCTTCTCATCGGTTTTATAGAAGATACCCAATGCATACCTACACATAGTCCATGCGTGGGAATAGTGATACTTCACAATCATATCCTTTGCAATGGCTTTGTTGATTTCACGAATGGATACTCGTGAGGTGTCTACATATGTCTTATTTTCCTCTTTCAATTGGGTCTAATTTATGTATCTCTTCTTTGAACTCCTCATTTTCCGTTGGGTAGGGTAATATGGGGTATTTCAATGACTTCAATATACGACTTTTTTTTGACTTATCCAAAATATACACATAACGATGTTTGCGTAACTCCTTTTTAATCCAAAACGGAGTTGATGTCATTTCTTGGATTTTCTTTGGGTTGTTAGTCCCAAATTTTACGAACGAGGTACGACTATGTGTCCATTCTCCATCTTCTTCCCATTTGAACAACCAAGAGTCGTTAGGTCGGATTCGGTTGCCTTGGTAGAGCCAGTTTGTGGACATATAAACAGTCCCTTTGTGACCTACCTTTGGGTCTGAATATGAAATCAAAGCCCTAATGTGGGGAGCATTCTCTTTTAACCATTTAAAGGTCTGACCTACAAACCAACTCTCCACATTACACCCATATCCATCAAAAACGAATAGTCGGGTAAGTTCAAGAACTTCAGTTCGGTCAATAAGTTCGGAGATGGAAGCGCCAGAGTGTCTACCTATGGGGTCTCCATAAGTAGCGACTCCAACTAACTTCTCATTAACACCACTAAAGAATTGGTGTTCTTCTTCGGACTCATAAAACAAACCAAGAGCGTAAGATACCTTTGTCCAAATTCCAGCATAATGGTGATTTACCACAATGTCCTTTGCTACTGATTTAGCAATAGGTCTTACTGAAAATTTGGATGGGTCAAAGTATACCTTACCTTCTACTTTCATTGATAATCGTTAAATTCACCAAAAATGATGTGAGTCCAAGTTTCACCTTTTACAATCTTACGAATGTTGGCGGGTGATACACCATTGTTTCGGGCCAATACTCTGATATTACGATGACCAATAGCCCACAACTTACGAATGGACTTTACTTGGTCTTCCGTAAGTTTGTGTTGCGGGTGTGATTCTCCTCGTAAAGCCATCTTAAACTTCCTCATCAAAAGGAATCTCAAGTTGACCATCATCGGCCAAGAATTGTTGAATGTTAGGTGGAGTAAAGTTTGGCCCCTTCAACACCTTACCATCTTCACGATAGATAGGTTTCCCATCTATGCCCAATTTTGACATATTTGAACGATGTACCTCATCAAAAACATCCTCAATAATGTCCTGCATTCCGTGAGCAACCATAGTACCCAAAAGGATGTATAGTTGGTCTGCAAGTGAGTCGGTAACCTCTACAAGGTCATCGTTATTACATGCCTCTAAATACTCAACCAACTCTTCTTTACCCAATTCGTATCTTAACATAGATTGAGATGGGTCTAATAGGGTTGGTTTTGTATTACGAGGCTGGTCGTATACTCTTTGGAAGTCCCAAAGTTGTTGTAATTGTTTTTTCATAACTACTAATATACAAAAAATTATTGATTATTCAAAATCTTTTTAACCTTACTTAATGCGGAAGCAACCACTTGGTGCATATCGTAGTATTTGTACTCTGCAAGTCTACCACCAAAGATTACCTTGTCTTTGTCAGCTAACTCTTTATACTTACGATATTTTTCACTGTTTTCTTCATCATTCACAGGATAGAATGGTTCTACTCCCCTCTGATACTCTTGTGGAAACTCCATACTCACCCAAGTAGACTTTTGATTTTGGTCATCAAAATACTTGTGTTCAATAATACGAGTAAATGAAGAGTCATCGGTGTAATTCATAACTGCACAACCTTGGTAATTATCTGCATTAATTTTCATAGTATCCCATCTAACTGACTTGTACTCTAAATCACCAAATTCATAATTAAAGTATTTGTCAATAGGGCCCGTGTAAATTACTTTATCAGTCAAATCATCCCAATACTCTTTATTTTCAAGATAATCACAATTAGTATATACTTTGATACCATCTAACAACTTGTCAAATATTTGAGTATATCCGCCAATAGGAATACCTTGGTATTTGTCGTTAAAATAGTTGTTATTGTATGTAAACCTAACCGGCAGTCTTTTGATAATTGAGGCAGGTAGTTCAGTTGCAGGTT